ACAGCTTCTATCTTGTCCTTGAAGACTTCACAGACAGGGTGCTGATAGTTGATTACTCTCGGGCAAAATCCCTGTCTCACGCCATACCTGCACAGCCCGTATTTTCCGTTCTTTTTGCCGCAGTTGTCAGGTGACTTCTCAAAATATTTACAACTGGTGCAGAATTTGTTGTTACCCATGTTACTTGTCCTCCTCATACGGACCTAGCCCCGACAGCACGTCGAACATATGCTTGATAAATTCTATCAGCTCTTCACGGCTTTTCTTTTCAAATTCCGCATAAGGTCTGATGAATTTTTCCATTTCACGCATAACACGCACGCTGTCGTTGAATGCCGCTATCACGTTTTCGTTAGGTTCGCTCTGCTTTATCTGCTTGTCCAGTTTCTGTGTCAAGGCGCTCTTGGCTTTTGCTGCCTGCTCTGCAGGAATATTGTTCAGCGTGGCGGTTTTGTATAGATAGTACATAGCCAGCCAGTATATTTCATCAAAAATGTTGCTATCGTTTGGTAGCTCTTCACCACGATATGCCAGCTTGTCGATTTCTGACCTTTCCATGTTTTTTCACTCCTCTTTTTTTGATTTTAAAATGGCGGTAAATCTTCGTCCTCAGCCGTGTCAACATCTTTGAAACAGCCATAGATCCTGTCCCATTCTGTATTGTTACAGCCGATACGTTTACAAATCTGGCTGTAGGCGACCTTGATGTTGTCTGCCACGTTGCCTGTCAATCGGTTTTTTACAATGGCGATTTTGCTTTGAAAATCGTCCTTGTCATCGTCATTGTTTTTGCTATATGTTAAAACTAAATCGACCCTGTTTGTGATGTCGCCCGAACCGCTGACGCTATCTGCATTCAGTTCAATGCCGTCTGCGGTTTTGCGTGGGTGCGCTATCAATATGATAGCAACGTTATATTTGACCGCTATGTATTTCACAGCATTTACAAAATCAGACTGCGCCCGATACAGTTCTTTGCTGAGGTCAACGTCCAGTGCCGTCATAAGGTTGTCAATCAATATTAGTTTGACATTAAATCTGCGGATAGCCGTTTCAATTGTACCTAGCAATGATATCTTGCCGTCACGCTTGGCATTGTCGCCGTCAAGTTTGATTTCAGCCGTCACAGCCGTGTTGTCGAAGATGTACGCCCTATCATCATACCAGCGGTTGATTTTGTCGACTACATCATCAGGTATGTCATATGTTTCATCACCATATTCGTTGACCGAACGTATAACATTTTGCTTTCCTGCAATCTGCAAATCTAACCAGCGTTTGAAATGATAGTCAGGCAATTCACCCGAATAAACGAAAATCGAATACGGATTGCCGTCTAGGTCTGATTGGTCTAGTGCATTTGCAATTATCTGTGACGCCAGCGTTGATTTACCTTCACCACGCTTGCCTGTGATAACCACCACCTGCCCCATATAGATACCGCCGATATATCGGTCAACATCGTATATGCCTGTTTTGATATGTTCCTGCTTATCCAGATTTACCGCCTTGACCTGCGATAGTTTCTTGACAGCCGTAACAGGTATTTCTTCAGCATTGTTCACGGCATCGCATATCGCTTTACAGCCGTATTTCTGTAGGATTGCATTTGCGTCCTTTTCGCCCAAATAGTCTTGCACCCTGACAACTTTTAATTTCTTATGCGGAAATGATGTTGTAAATTGGTCAACCAGTGTTATGTGGCCGTGTTCATGGTCTCCAAAAATCACAATTTCGTCGAAACTGTCAACAAAATCATAGCAGAACGGCACCCATGTTTTATTGCTCTGGCCGCCCGGCACAGATACTGCATTATCTATCTGACAATCTGCCACCGACAGACTATCTATCTGCCCCTCTGTGACTATTAGCCTATCATGTTTTTCTGTGCATCTATTCATGCCGAACAATATCGGTTTTGTGTTCTTTTCAAACCACTCTTTTTGATTATCTCTGCCTTTGACAAAATCTGTCTTGCGGTATTTGACCGATGTCAGTACGTTATTTTCATCAAAAAATGGAAACATCAACAAATTGTCACGTTTATCGCCAACAGTGATGTTGTATTTCCGTGTGGTAATTTCTGAAATTCCCCTCGACCGCAGGTATTCAACCGCCTTGTCACGGGTGACTATCTTTACAGGTGGTAACGTGCGGTATTTCTTTTTCTGCTCGTCGTCAAATTCCAGTGGATAGTTGAAATCTCTTGCAAGCTGTACGAAATGACCTGTCATGCCACAACTGCTTCGGAAACACTTGAACGCTCCTGTATCGAGATTTACAGAAAATGTATCTTTGTCATGACCGCCCCCATTGCAGTACGGACAGTATTTGAAATACAGTTCACGTCCCTTGCGGTGCGTTTCTGCATTCAGCGCCACAGCCAGACCGACCACATCATCATCACGCATTGTATATCCCATGTTTTTTCACCTCGCTCAAAAATCTGTCCTGCCTGGATTGTCCGTCCGTCTGCCATTTGTGTGCGCCGCGGGAGCAGCATATATATTTCTTTCTTCTTTGTTATACTTTGTTGCTTTCTTTTCATTGGTGCCCTTAGCCTGCCCACAGCCTGCCCCTTGCCTGCCCTTAGCCTGCCCGACACTCTGCCGCTTGTCTTGATACTTGTCATAGCAAACCACGGTATAAACGCTATATCGTGGATATTTTGAGACTGCCACTTCCCCTGTCTCAATAAGATGTTTTATTGCTGTCCTTACGCTTTTTACTGACAGACCCGTGTTTTTGGCAATACTTGGATAACTTGTAGCTATCTGCCCACGCTGAATTGTGATGTTTTCAAAATCATGCGGTTCATAATTTGCCTGCAAAATCAGATATAAAAACACTACCAATGTGTTTGGTTCACGAAACCAACGCCATGCGCATATTTTTCGTTCTAGTGTTATAAAACCATTTTCTAGCATTTAATCACCGTCCAATTTTTGAAGATAGTCTCGCAAAGCGTAGTATAGTATCGCCTTTATCAGTGTGCCGCTTTCTTGCTTTCGGCACGCTATGATCGTGATGTTATATCGTGCTTGCCATGAACAGAACGTCGCCAGTAGTGCCTTCAGTGGCATTTTACTGCGATAGTTGTGTAGCAGGATATTTTCCCACAGCCTATCATCTTCGACCATTAGAAATACCTTTGCATGGTCTTCAACCGACCGCTTGAATTCACGGTCAAACCGCTCTCGCCCTTTCGTGAAATTGCCCACTATTTCGTCCAAATTTGCCTTGCGTTCAATAACAACGCTCTGAGCAAGGCTTACAGGCTCGCCATTAGGTTTTACGGCTTCACACGTATAATCGCCATAGTTTAACTTGTGTTGCGTATATGGCGTTTCTGTGGCTTTCAGAGCCTTTTCAATATGCCCCCACTTTTGTTCTCGGCTATCCACGACAACCGAGAACGTTTTAAGTGTGGCGTCAATATCTATCGGGTGCATTAGAATGGCACTGCGTCATTGCCTGCGTTGATTTCAACGAAATCAGACAGATTAGCGTTCGGGTCAAAACTGTCATTGCTGGCTGTTGACGGCTTGTTTTTCAGCTCTTCACGCTTTGGAATTGTGAAATTGCCACTGCGGATATCGTTTGCAGGCACGAAACGTTTGCACTGCGTAAACCAGCCTGTATTACCGTCTTTTTCCCACTCTTTTTCGTTGAAAAGAGCGCCCACAAGTTTACCCTTCAGGACGTTCTCGTCCCAATCACGCTCGCAGTCTATATGTAGATTTGCATTTGAATTTTCAAACGCCTGTATCTGCGATTTGAAATAGCCCAGCGACTTCTTGAACTTAGTTTCATCACCTGTGTTATGTGGTATGCTCAGACGCATTGAACCCTTCCACTTCTTGTTCTCCCACTCGTCTGGCGTTGCCTTATACAGCTTGTCGAAGAAGCCCTTGAATTCGCCCTCTGCGATGTCGAACTGAATTGCTAGTCTGCTGCCCCAATCAGTGGGCTCAACCTTGACGTTGAGAATTTTTAGCACATATCCACCTGGCTGGAGCTTTGGCAGCTCTG